TCATCGCTTCAGTTCCTGTATCAGCAGAGTCAGGAGCTTTTCGCTGACATTGCCATTGAAGCGGAGCGTCCCGTGCCGGAACGTTACCTCACAGCTGATACTGAGGGTTTTCGGGTCCTCTGCGAGCGATTCTGGCTGTTCGGCAGCTGCATCGAGAGTCACAGGAAGTAGCTGGGGGCTCTCTGAAGAAGGTAATAGCAGCTTTCCCTCGCGCCATTGTTGTCGCCATTTGAACAACAGATTGGCGTTAATGCCATTTTCAAGAGCAAGTTTTGAGATGGATATCCCGGGTTCACAGGAGGCAGCAACGAGCTGCTGTTTAAATTCGGGAGGATAATTAGGGCTGCCTTTTCGCCTGCCGGGAGTCACATTTTTCTGCATATCTGACACTTTGGTTCCCACTACTTATTTGGTGGACACCACTTTGTCTAATTCGTCAGATTCTGACCAGACGGTTCAGGCTGTACGCTTACGTTTATGCCCGGATTAAATTAAAAGTTTTTACGGGTTATACCTCACAGATAGGGCAGCAGATCCAGCAGGCTATTTCCGACTATATCAATAGTCTGATGATTGGTGATTCGGTCCTTTTAAGTCGCATTTACTCACCGGCGAATCTTGGCGTGGTGAGTGGCGGGAATGCACGCTATTACGATATTCAGGAACTGACGATTGGGAAATCCCCGGGGGCTTTGTCGTCATCAAACATTGATATCAGATACAACGAATCTGCGTCCTGTACACCGGAAAATATCGTTATAACGGTGGAGTCATGAGCAAATACACCGAACTGATCACGAACTACCACGCCACCAAACCTAAATTTCTTGCACATGTTGATCTGATGACCCGGCCGCTTATTGATGTTGCGGCTGCCACCAGAGGGCTGATTACTGCATTTGATATTGACTCTGCGGTTGGTGTGCAACTTGACATTCTTGGATTGTGGATCGGACGTAGCCGTGTTGTCAGCCAGCCTATCTCAGGTGTCTATTTCAGCTGGGATACCGACGGGCTTGGATATGATCAGGGTGTATGGCAGGGGCCATACGATCCTGATTCCGGATACATGTACCTCAGCGATGAAACTTATCGTGTCATCCTTAAAGCGAAGATTGCGATTAATAACTGGGACGGACGGAATGATTCGCTTCCAGCAATTCTTGACGCGGCGACAGCAGGATCCGGACTGCGAATGCAGATAGTCGATAACCAGGACATGACGATATCGGTCTGGCTCTTTCCTGATACTGATATTTCAGATGTATCGCGTGAGTTAATTGCTGCAATTAAACAGGGATATCTCACAGTAAAAGCCGCCGGGGTTTGGGCGGGTGGCATTGAAACACCTTCGGTGGAAACTCCATCGGAAGGTTCAAAATTTTTTGGTTTTGATATGGATAACGAATTCATCAGTGGTTTTGATGTAGGGGCATGGGGAGTATTACTCTGATGGCGAAAAATGACTTTAAAGCGTTTGCAACTGATCGGAATGCCAATGTTATGTCGCAGGAGGAATGGGAAGCGTTGCCTGCGCTTTTATCCGGATTTACAGCAGGGAAAGCATCCAGTGCGCAAGTCAATAAGGTTATTCGGCAGGCCAGCTTTATTGCTGCAGCTCTGGCCCAGTTTGTAAGTGACAAAACGCAACGGGATGTGCTTGATAATGGTGATCTGCCCGGTTTTGTTGAATTGCTGGGATCGGGGTTTGCTGTTGAATACCTGAGCCGCAAGAATCCGTTTGGTGATATCAAATCGGATGGCACGGTGAAAACGGCTCTCGAAAACCTTGGTTTGGGAGAAGGTTCGGCATTACCCGTTGGCGTGCCTGTTCCGTGGCCTTCCGCCACTCCGCCAACAGGCTGGCTGAAATGCAACGGTGCCGCTTTTTCTGCTGAAGAATACCCGGAACTGGCAAAGGCTTATCCGACAAATAAATTGCCTGATTTACGTGGTGAGTTTATTCGTGGCTGGGATGACGGGCGTGGTGTGGATGCGGGACGTGCCTTGCTAAGTCTTCAGGATGACTCTTTTGAAGCGCACAGGCATGAGTCCTTTTTTTACGCGGGTATTTCTCGCAATGAAATACCATTAAAAAATCTTCCAAGTTCAGACGAGATGCTGACTTTAAGTTCTACAACTAATGCCTTGTCCCCGGACGGTATTGATGCCACTAATTCGTTAATTGGTAATGATGATTACAACTGTCTGATTGAAGGAAATAAAAATAACAAACGAACAGCGACGGGGTTGAGTACCAGTATTGTCGGTGCAGCAGAGACACGCCCACGTAATATTTCATTTAATTACATTGTGAGGGCTGCATGATGTATAACGCCATCTTGAATAGTAAATTTATTGCCACAAAGGCAGGAGAGATTACCGTTTATAACTATGACAGTGAGACACGGGAGTATATTTCTGCATCAACTGAATATCTTGCTGTGGGTGTCGGTATCCCTGCATATTCCTGTTTAGATGCTCCTGGCACACATAAGGCTGGTTATGCAATCTGCCGTTCGGCAGATTTAAACTCATGGGAATATGTGTCAGACCATCGCGGTGAAATCATCTATAGCACCGAAACAGGAGAATCGAAAGAAATCACAGCTCCGGGTGATTATCCTGAAAATACAACCACTATCGCCCCGTTAACGCCATACGATGAATGGGATGGTGAGAAATGGGTAACAGATACTGTGGCACAGCATAGCGCCGCAGTAGGCGCGGCAGAAGCACAGCGTCAGTCACTGATTGATACTGCAATGGCTTCCATTAGTCTGATTCAGCTGAAATTGCAGGCCGGACGGAATCTGACGCAGGCAGAAACCGCCCGACTTAACGCTGCGCTGGATTACATTGACGCGGTGACGGCAACAGATACCAGCACCGCGCCGGATGTCATCTGGCCTGAACTGCCGGAGGCGTAGGCCATTCAATATCTGGCGCACCGGAAGTATCGACCAGTTCCAGTGCGTCCAGATAATCCAGCCACAAATTATATTGCGCCAGTTCCTCACCTTTCAGCCGGCCAATAGCCGCTTTACCAGGCCATTGTTTACTGTTCATATAATCGTTGGCCTGATTAATCAGTTGCTGCTTTTCCAGTTCGGCTGCAGCAATCTGTTCCTCATGTGTTGGTGGTGGAATTTCAGACCATGCAGGAAAACCATTTTCTCCAGCGATACGGATTTTTCCTTTCGGCGGTAATCCGGAAAACTCAATATACACTTGCTCATCAACTTCAACAGCATCATCTGGCCATGAGTCAGCTTGAGTGTAATCCTCTTTCATCTCCAGCGGATAGAAAGAGTTTGTAGTCGCGGAATATATGTAATTCATTTTTCACTCCATATAGCTAAATTAACAGCCTAACGCTAAAAATGAAGCGCCGAGGCCAGGAGTACTGGCTCTGGATATAAATTTAACCGGGTCGGGACTAAAACCTGCACAGGCAATATAACCAACAGCCCCGCTATCTGGTGTGTAGTCTTGTGAGACCAAAACACGCAGACATCTGTTTGGAAATGCAATCGGGAAATGGGTTACTACATCCTGTGCAATGCCTGGTGCGCCGATTGAGCCCCACTGAAGAATAAAACCTGATGGTAATTTTTGATATCCAGTACCTGAAACAGAAAGCGTGAAGCTACCCATATCAGGTATCTGATTCGCCCCTGTCCCTACATTCCTTTTAGCCGCTTCTCCCAAACCAACGTTTATGAAAATGCAGAAATAACGAGCAAATGGCATCATTCCTGCTTTTGTCAGGGGGATCTACCATGCTTATTGGCTATGTACGCGTATCAACAAATGACCAGAACACAGATCTACAACGTAATGCGCTGAACTGTGCAGGATGCGAGCTGATTTTTGAAGACAAGATAAGCGGCACAAAGTCCGAAAGGCCGGGACTGAAAAAACTGCTTAGGACATTATCGGCAGGTGACACTCTGGTTGTCTGGAAGCTGGACCGACTGGGGCGCAGTATGCGGCATCTTGTCGTGCTGGTGGAGGGGTTGCGCGAACGAGGCATTAACTTTCGTAGTCTGACGGATTCAATTGATACCAGCACACCGATGGGGCGTTTTTTCTTTCATGTGATGGGTGCCCTGGCTGAAATGGAACGAGAACTGATTGTTGAACGAACAAAAGCTGGACTGGAAGCTGCTCGCGCACAGGGACGAATTGGTGGACGTCGTCCCAAACTTACACCAGAACAATGGGCGCAGGCCGGGCGACTAATTGCATCAGGAGTTCCTCGCCAGAAGGTGGCGATCATTTATGATGTTGGCGTATCGACTTTGTATAAGAAGTTTCCGGTCGGAGATAAATGA